CATGTAGTTGGAAATTCATTCGGATATATTACGCGCCTTTCAAAGGCATATGGTACTGAAGCTGATTCGGGTGGTACTGTTGCATGGCGTAAAGTCAAAATCGATATGGTACCGGGTCAACAAACATATAGTTTGAAAACTGCAGTATCTGCATCAGGAGTAAACGTATCAGGGAGTGCAATTGAAGTTAAACGAGTACTTCATAATCCACCTCCAGCAATCGTTCGTTATTTTGATCCATTTGTTGGTACTGGTTTAGGTTCGCAACAATTGTTAGATTCATTTAACTTTGGTGGATTTTCGCCATCAATTAGTTTCATGATGATGCCAATACATGCAGATTTGTTTAGACTACAAGCAATTGAATTTAACGATCAAATACGTAAGTCACATTACACATTTGAATTGCACGGTGATGATATTAAATTTTGGCCAATACCAACTGCAGGTACAGGTTCTTCTGCATCTAGTATATTCTACGGACAAGTTTGGGTTGAATACATATTAGAAGATGAAAAAAATAATGATGCCTTGTTATTTGGTAATACGGCACTTGTAAACAATGTTGTTAGTGACGCATCAAATATACCATACACGTATCAAACATACAGTACAATTAATGATATGGGGCGTGCGTGGATTATTAAATATGGCGCGGCAATTGCAAAAGAAATGTTAGGCTTTGTCCGCAACAAATATTCATCAGTTCCTATACCAGGAGCAGAAGTAACACTTAACGGTTCAGAATTAGTATCGCAAGGACAAAGTGAAAAAGAAACTTTAATTGCACAACTTCGTGAATTTTTAGATAAACTCACAAAAGAACAAATGTTAACGAGACAAAATGCAGAAGCAACTCAGATGAATGAAATTCTTGCAAAGGTTCCATTAAAAATTTATGTTGGATAAAGGAGAACAGATATGGCACTTTTTGGAGGGATTAGAGATGCACGCTTTTTAGCCGCAATCAATTCGGAATTGATGAATGCGGTTGTAGATACTGAAATTGAATTTTTTAAATTAATTGTAGAATCTAGTAACTCAAACATTTACGGAGAATCCGAAACTAAATCATATTATGATTCAATCATAATACCTTGTTTGATTACCAAAGAAACTAAAACTGCAACAATGGATGATTACGGTCATTCATATACGCGTACAGCACAATTTGCGTTGTCACGCGATACATTAGAAACTGCAGATTTCTTTCCAGAAGTTGGGGACATTGTATTTTGGGATAATGAATACTACGAATTAGACAATGTTGATGCGAATCAATACTTTGCTGGAAAAAATCCAGAAACGTGGCCAAATGGTTCGCAACATGGTTACAGTGTTTCTGTAGTATGTGACGCACATGCAACACGACAAACTCCACAAGGTATAACAAATATTCGACGCGGTGGTAATAATAATTCGCCTGCATATAAAGGACATTAATGCCAAAGTTTAATAGAGAAAATATCGATCGTAAAACTAACAAACCCAATCCTACTACAACGGAAGGATTGACTCCAGATCAATTGTTGAATCGATCGATGCAAACTCGACGAGATGACGATGTGATTCGTACCAAACAACGTACGGTTTATGATATTGATTATGCTATTAAATGGTACGTAGACAATGAAATACGTCCGCAAATCGAATCAAACAAAGAAATCATACCAGTACCTGTTATTTTTGCAAACGGAGAAAAATGGGATAACGTACGACGTTTAGGTTATTTGCGAGATGAAAAAGGAATGTTGCAATCTCCCGTTATCATGTTGAAACGAGGCAGTGTAATGGAACGAGATACGCAACGTACGTTGGATGTTAATCGTCCACAAACGGGAAACTATCTTACACATAAAGCACGTTACAACAAACGCAATCAATATGAAGATGAATTGTTTCCAATACCAACAAATCAACCACAATCATCGGAAAAAATATACGTAATTGATATTCCTAAATATGTAACTGTTGAATATGAAATGATGTTATGGTGTGATTTTTCCACACAAATGAACGCATTAGTAGATCAAATATTACCATATGGACGTTTTTCTTGGGGTAATGAAGGAAATAAATTTCCAACGGCGATAGGACAATTTTCATTTGAAACCGTAAACACGGTTGGAGAAGATCGTTTGGTTCGTGCTACAGTACCATTAACGGTGCAAGGTACTTTATTATCCGCACAAGAAAGTCGCATATCAACTCTTAAAAAAATGTATTCAGTTAAAAAATTAACATTTGATTCAGTTGTAGATGTAGATGTAGACTTATTTAGCACGACCACGGTACCTGCACCAATATTGCGAATTGCAAGTACTGCACAGACGATACGGGTTACTGGCGCAACGACAGGAACATTAGATGCGGCAACTTTATCATATTTAACCGAATTGTCGGATCAAATTGCAACGTGGTCAACATCAACAACTGTTACTGTTTCCACAGCTGCAGCAACAAATCCAGTTACTGGAGCAGCTGCAACTAAAAACGAATTCAACGTATACATTAACGGACAATACATAGATAAAGCAGTTTACACATGGACTCCAACCACAACGACACAAAGCATCGTGTTTGATACTTCAACATTAGGTTACACCATAGATTCCACCGATACGATAATTATTAATGGAAGGTGGGCATAATAATGGCAAGACAGTTCAAACCAGGACAATTACAAACAGGATCTTTATATAATATTTCGGCAAGTTATGCCGTAACAGCATCGTATGCTATGAATGGCGGAGGCGGTGGTGGTGGAACTACTACACCGGGTGGAAGCAATACGCAGATACAATACAATAACAACAATACGTTTAGTGGAGTTGATAAATTAACATATGACGGAACTACATTACGAGCAACAGGTTCATTTACAGGTTCATTTACGGGTAGCGTATTTGGTACATCGAGTTGGGCAACGAATTCCGTTACATCATCATATGTTTTAAATGCAACATCGGCTTCATTTGCAACATCAGCTTCGCGTTCTACAACTTCATCTTATGCACAAACAGCATCATATGTCTTAAATGCTATAAGTTCTAGTTTTTCCATATCCGCATCGCATGCAGCAACGGCATCATATTATCAAGAAACAGATCCAATATTTACGGCGCAGTCGTCAAGTTTAGCAACGACTGGTTCAAATACATTTAATGGAAATCAAATTATTAATGGTAATTTAACTCTAAATGGAACTGCATCAATTTCATATTTAACCGTAACGTACGAAACTGCATCTGTAATATACTCTTCCGGTTCGAATCAATTCGGCGATGCCGTTAACGATACGCAAACGTTGATTGGTCGAACAATCGTAAGCGGAAGTTTAGAAGTTACAGGTTCATTAAATGCACCTAATATAACCGGAAGTTTATATGGTACTGCATCTTGGGCAGAAAATGCCTTAACCACGTCATATGCACCAAATGCATTAGTAACTGCTTCTATATCTTCAAATACAATTACATTTACAAAAGGTGATGGAAATACATTCCCAATAACTGTGAATACAGGATCTGGAGGGGGAGTAACTCAACTATTAGCAGGATCAAATATAACACTATCACCAATAAATGGTTTAGGTCAAGTAACAATTAGTTCGACCGGAGGAGGTGGATTTAATACGGCAACTGGTTCATATGGTAGTTTTTATGACACTACAATCCAAACAAACCCAGTAGCTAATATACCTCGTTCAATGTCTTTTAATTCAACAGACATTACAAACGGAGTATCAATATCAGGATCAACAAGTCCTTTCAACACATATATTAAAACAACTAATGCCGGGGTATATAACATACAATTCTCAGCACAAATAGATAAAACAGATAGTGGAGCAGATGAAATAGTAATATGGTTACGTAAAAATGGAATTGATTTAACTGATACAGCAACTACCTTAACACTAAGTGGTAATAATGATAAACAAGTAGCAGCTTGGAACTGGTTTGTAACATCAGCCGCTGGAGATTATTACCAAATTATATGGCTATCTGCTGATACTGATCTAAGATTACTTGCAGAATCAATCTCAGGTACACACCCAGGTATCCCATCTGTAATATTAACAGCTAACAGAGTAGATCAATTTTTAAGTAATACAGGTTCATTTAGTGGCTCATTTACAGGAACATTAATTGGTACATCAAGTTGGACAACTAACGCTTTAACATCATCTTTTGTAACAGCATCAAATGTATTTGGACCATTTGGTTCTAACAGCGTTATAAGCTCATCATATGCTATTACAGCCTCATATGCTTTAAACGGTGGAGGAGGTGGTGGAGCAGGTACGCCAGGTGGAAGTAACACACAAATACAATATAATAACAACAACACATTCGGTGGGGTTGATAAATTAATTTTCGATGGTACTAACTTAGCAGGAACAGGTTCGTTTTCCGGTTCGTTTTCCGGTTCGTTTTTTGGTACGGCATCATACATAGGAACTTTAAGCAATATAACTACAGCAAGTTATGTAGAAACGGCAAATTTGGCAAGAACTGCTAGTTTAGTTTTAACTGCAAGTTTCGTATCCAGATCTATTTCAGCAAGTTTTGTTGAAACTGCATCGCGCGTAATTACTTCAAGTTTTGTAACGTATGCAGATTTTGTAGTAACTGCATCTCGAATAACATCAGCAAGTTTCGTTGCAACGGCATCGCGTGTAGTAACAGCAAGTTTTGTAGAATCGGCAAGTTTTGTTGCAACCGCATCATATGTAAACTTCTTATCAGAAAATAACACAGTTGCAACCGCATCGCGAGTAATATCAGCAAGTTTTGTTGCAACCGCATCGCGAGTAATATCAGCAAGTTTTGTTGAAACTGCATCGCGCGTAATTACTTCAAGTTTTGTAACGTATGCAGATTTTGTAGTAACTGCATCTCGAATAACATCAGCAAGTTTTGTCGATACCGCATCACGAATAATTTCAGCATCATTTGTTGAAACTGCCAGTTACGTACAATATGCAGCTACCGCATCGTTTGTAGAAAATGCTAGACTAGCATCTACTGGTAGTTCATTGTTCAGCTTTATCCCGGGATATTATGAACTGTCAGTGTCTAGTAATGTATCAACTGAATCTATTGTAGCTATTGGACAAAATGCCGGCGTATCAGCAAAATTTGCAGCCAAATCTATTTTTATTGGTCAAGATGCTGGTGGCGGCGCAACATCAGGTAGTGACTCAATATATATTGGAAATAGTTCGGGATATACGTC